GACTTTTTAAAAGATATTGTAAAAGAAATAGGTGATGAATATACAAAACTCGCATCCGATATTGACGACTCTGAAGAATTTGTTGATACGGGTTCGTACATCTTTAACGGACTTTGTTCAGGTAGTATATTTGGTGGTGTATCTGGGAATAAGATTACTGCCATTGCTGGCGAGTCTAGTACTGGAAAAACTTTTTTTAGCCTCGCAGTGGTTAAGAATTTTCTGGACTCTAATCCTGATGGATATTGCCTGTATTTTGATACTGAGGCAGCTGTAAATAAGTCACTTATCCAAAATCGTGGTATTGATTTGGATAGATTGGTTGTTGTTAATGTTGTAACAATCGAAGAGTTTCGTAGTAAGGCATTGAAGGCAGTTGATATATACCTTAAGAAACCAGAAGATGAACGCAAACCTTGTATGTTTGTTCTAGACTCTTTAGGTATGCTTTCTACAGAAAAAGAGATTACTGACGCACTCAACGATAAGCAAGTTCGTGATATGACCAAATCCCAATTGGTCAAAGGTGCATTCAGAATGTTGACTCTGAAACTTGGTCAAGCAAACATTCCCATGATCGTTACGAATCACACCTACGATGTCATCGGTGCATATGTTCCTACAAAAGAAATGGGTGGAGGTAGTGGACTCAAGTATGCTGCTTCTACGATCATTTATCTCAGCAAGAAAAAAGAAAAGGATGGAACGGAAGTTGTTGGAAACCTTATCAAGGCAAAGACTGCTAAGTCGCGTTTGAGCAAGGAGAACAAAGAAGTTACAGTGCGTTTGTATTACGATGAGCGTGGTCTTGATCGATATTATGGTCTTCTTGAACTCGGTGAGATTGGCGGACTTTGGAAAAATTTAGCAGGTCGATATGAAATGACTGTTGACGGCGAAACCAAAAAGGTGTATGCTAAGGCGATCCTCAAAAATCCAGAAACTTACTTCACTCCTGAAGTGATGGAAAAGTTGGATGAAGTCGCAAGAGAGGAATTTAGTTACGGTTCGTAATCACATTTGTATTTTATATTTTAATGGATAAAGTTGAAATCTTGATTCTAAGGAATCTTTTGCATAATGAGGAGTATCTTCGTAAAGTAGTTCCGTTTATCAAACCTGACTACTTTGAAGACTCTCAACAAAAAGTTGTATTTGAGGAGATTCTCAACTTTGTTTCAGAGTACAATCAACCTTCTACTAAAGAAGTTCTTTGTATTGAAGTAGAGAAACGTCAAGATATTAATGATACAACCTTTAATGAGATTACTAAACTCATTAGTTATCTTGAGGATGTCCCTACAGATTTTGATTGGTTAGTTGACACTACTGAGAAGTGGTGTCGTGATCGTGCCATTTATCTGGCATTGATGGAGTCCATCGCACTTGCAGATGGAAAAGATGATAAGAAGGATCGTGATGCGATTCCGAGCATTCTATCAGATGCTCTTGCAGTATCTTTTGATACTCATATTGGTCACGATTATCTCCAAGACTACGAAAAACGTTATGAGACATATCACAGAAAGGAGGAGAAGATTCCTTTTGATCTTGAATACTTTAACAAGATCACAAAAGGTGGTTTGCCTAATAAGACTCTCAACATCGCTCTTGCTGGTACAGGTGTCGGAAAGTCTCTATTCATGTGCCATGTTGCTTCTTCCGCACTTCTGGAAGGGAAAAACGTTCTTTACATCACACTTGAGATGGCAGAGGAACGAATTGCTGAAAGAATTGATTCCAACCTTCTTAATGTCCCGATCCAAGAGATCATAGATCTTCCTAAAGTAATGTTTGAGAATAAGGTGACAAACCTTGCAAAGAAGACTCAAGGTACGCTAATTATTAAAGAGTATCCAACTGCTTCTGCACATAGTGGACATTTTAAGTCACTTCTTAATGAACTTGCACTTAAGAAGTCATTTAGACCTGATATTATTTTCATTGATTACCTTAATATATGTGCTTCCTCGCGGTATCGCGGAAATAGCACTGTCAATTCATATAGCTATATCAAAGCTATTGCTGAAGAACTTAGAGGGTTGGCTGTCGAAGCAAACGTCCCTATCGTTTCTGCCACGCAGACCACTCGTTCTGGTTATGGTAGCTCTGATGTTGAGCTTACTGATACTAGTGAGTCCTTTGGTCTCCCTGCTACTGCTGATCTTATGTTTGCCCTTATTTCAACTGATGACCTTGAGGGGCTTGGACAAATTATGGTGAAGCAGTTGAAGAATCGTTATAACGATCCTACCATACATAAACGNTTTGTNGTNGGTATTGATCGGGCAAANATGCGTTTGTATGATTGTGAGCAATCTGCACAAGACGACATTATTGACAATGGTAAGGATGAGGAGTATACTTATGAGGAAACTAAACCAAAGAAATCATTTGAGGGATTTAAGTTTTGAACGGTTATTATTCTGTATTCAATCCCAGAGGAGAAAAAATTGCTGACTGTGGAATCGAAAAAGATGCAGTCAATCTTATGGCATCTAGAAATTGTCGATGGGATGGGCACTACTTTACCTTTAACCCTCTTCCAGGAGACATTATTGATGTAGGATCATCCTCTCAAAAAGAACTTCCTACTAGTGGTATCGTTGTCGATACAGATTCCACTCAAGTTGAATATGTTGAGATTGGTGGTCAAAAGATTGCAATCCAACAACTACCCCCCAATTGCCAAGAACCATTTATTCCAAATTTACATGACTAAAGTTGACCCCCAAAAGTACATTGAATTTGTAGAAGGAGTAACCAGTGAACCCTCACTGGACTATGCTGCATTTCTTTCTCGTACAAACTCTCTTGAACTTGAAAATGATTGCAATGTAACTCAACTTCTGACCGCAGCACTTGGTTTGACTGCTGAGTCTGGAGAGTTTACTGAAGTTGTGAAGAAGATTCTCTTCCAGGGTAAACCTTATAATGAAGAGAATGTCTTCCATATGAAACGTGAACTGGGTGATATCTGTTGGTATCTTGCTCAGGCATGTATGGCACTTGATACAACATTTGATGAAATCCTTGAGATGAATGTGGATAAACTCATGAAACGTTATCCTGGTGGAGAGTTTGATGTCCACTATTCTGAAAATCGTGTCGAAGGTGATGTCTGACGCTTCGGCGTCCTCGGGGAATTATCTCAGTTGGTAGAGCACCTGCTTTGCAAGCAGGATGTCAGGAGTTCGAGTCTCCTATTCTCCATTATAAATACCTAAAAAGTCTAATCGAAATGGCATTCGAACCATCAGAAGGATTATATGCTGGATTATCATTTGTTTCTACTGCTGATTTAGAATCTGCAAGAAATAGTGATGATAAATTTAAAGAATTGTATTTTGTTGCTCTTGAAAACTTAAAGGGTAACAAAGTATTGGATGCTGCTGGTGATGCAACTAAGAATGGAATGATTAAGATAATCGATCTTGATACTTCATCTAAAAAAGCGACGGACATATATGGAGACCTTGCTGCAGCAATATCTGCTGTTCTTGGGACAAGACAAAAGTTAAAGGGTGATAAAGTTCCTTCAAAAGTATATCTAACTGGAAACAAATGGCATCCTGATGTTGAACCTTTTAAGGTGAAAGCATTTGGTATGGCAGATTACAACTCTTCTGATGTAATTTTAAAATTGAATGGAAATGATTTTGTTGGCATTTCTTTGAAGAAAAAACCAAAAGCAAATGCTGCTAGTCCAACTCTTATTAATAATGCTTTCTCTGCATATATTGATGGTCCTCAATTCAAATCGACGAGAGATAAGTTAAACGACCATAGAATTAAATTTTTTGCAGGAGTAATCAAAGAAGCATGTGGACCTGGAGGTCCTTTGGAAAGATTTGCTTTGTCCGGAGGGAAAAAAATATCTAGTCTTAACCCAAACAATAAAGCAGATGCAAAAGCATTGTGGGATATGAGAGTTGTAAGAAAGAAAGATGGAAAAGCAATCCCATTGATTAATCTTAAATCTGAGTCTGATCTTCAGGATCCTAACGGTCTTATCAAAAAATCTGGTAATGAACCATCTCAGGAAAGTTTTAGAGATTTTGTAAACAAAAAACTTCAGAGTAGTGGTAAACTAAATCCTTTGTATCAGGGTTTTCTTGATATCATGAATCAAGACGATGTAAAAGAAAATCTTGCTAAAGTATTACTTACTAGAGTATTGAAACTTAATTTATTGGATGTTCTTGATACTTGGGATAAGTATGAGTTTGGATTTTACTTGACTGAGGGAGTCGGAACAGTTGACAAGAATTTATCTCCAAATATTGGAAATGCAAATGTTCTGGATGTCAATAGTATCATGATTGCTATGGCAAAACTTTCAAAAGAAGATACTACTATGGTTTTAGATAAGCAAAAAACTTTATCTAAAAATGCGGCAAAAGTCTTCTTCACATTATCAAAAGGAAAAACTCCTATTCTTGAGATTGAACTTAGATATAAGGGTGACTTTGCT